GATATTGCTCTGATTGATTTCAGCATTGAACTTGATGGCGGCTTCCTTGCGCTTGTTGGCGAGTTCGGCCAGTTCCGCATCCACCTTGGCGCGGTCATCCCGGAGTCCAGGAATCTTCTCTAGCTGGTCGCCCTTGAGTTTTTGCGCTTCGGCAATCATCTGGCCAATGTGCGCCTTACGCTGGGTAAGCGCCTGCTTTTCCAAATCCATGCCTTTCAACAACAGCGTTTGCTTATCCTTGAGGAATTGTTCCTCATGCTGCCGTTGCTGTTGCGTGATCTTGTCAACAGCGCCCATATCCATGCGGCCTTGCGCGTTGGCAAGCTGTTGCGCGTCACGCTGACGCACCTTTTCGCGCTCGGCTTCTAGCTTTTCCATGGCCACGCGCTGTTGCGACAGTTCGACGGTGTTGTGATTGTCGCGCTGGCCTTCCAGCCGTTTCAGATGCTCGGCATACGATGAATACTGGTCATCAAGTACCTTCTCAAAGTCCTTGCGCTGCTTGGCCATATCCGGCGCGGACATGAAGCCTGACAGGGCATCGCCCATCTTGGCCTGCCATTGCTGGCGGTATTGGAGGATTTTCTGAACGTGCGGCCCATCAGTAAATTCCTCCGGGTTTTTGCCTGCGGCCACAAGACGACGATATTTGCTCTCGCCCATGTTGTAAGCGGCCAGTGCCTTGCGGACATCGCCTTGAAAGTTATCCATGAGCGATTTGAAATGCGCTAGGCCAGCAGCCGTTGACTTTTCAACGTCCCTGAAATCAGCTTCCGACTTTAGTCCGTATTGCTTTCCGGTATCCGGCATAAGCTGCCAGAGCCCCATAGCGCCCTTATTGGATGTCGCATTCGGATTAAATGACGATTCGCGCTGGGCCAAGCCAAGCATTAGGGCAGGGTCAAGATTTCTGGCCATTGCCATCTTGACGATGGTTTGCTGGATAGCCGTCAATCCGTTAAGCGCCGATGTCAGTTTGTCATCCTGAACATTGCGGCCAGTGAAATAGGCCGTGCTATCGGTTGGTCGCCTGACGCCAAGAAGGCGAGTTATTGACCGCTCATCAATAGTTACTGCATTACCCTGGTTGCCGCCAAGAACTTTGAGGGTTCCTTTGTTGACATCGGCGCTTTGGACGAAAGCGACATGGCCCTGCCCGCTGTTATTGCCGCGAGAGAAGATGGCGATGTCTCCCTGCTGGAGTGCGCTCAAGCCGGCGATACCTTTTGATGGCTCCCAGACGCTCTCTCCAAAACTAAGGAAATCACGCGCCCGCGCCGTATGCGGCGCATTTTTGACGCCAGCAGCGTCTAGTGAAGCACTGACGAAACGCGCACACCATGGTTTTACAAGGTTGTTGAATACCGTGCCTGAATGCTCGTTTAAAAACTTGACCAAGGAAGAGGCATTCTTTGTTTCAGACATGCCGATGAACTCAGATGCCTTGTTATAAGCGGCTGTACTAGGAATTGATGCGCCATTCTTGTTCCTTCTCTCATTCCATTCGCCAGTGCTGATAGCCTGATTGAAGTCAGTCTTTGCTTTGGAATTGGCCAGCGACAGCGTTTCTTTAATCAGTTGCCATGCGCTGACATCAGGGGCCAAAAACCACTTCAAGGCATCGGTCGCCGTCAATCCTTTTAGCGAAGTGAATAGCGAATCAACCACATTCTTGGTGTTGCTGATCGCGTCAAAGATCAATCCCCATCCTTTCGCCACTGCGGCAAACGGAGTCATTAGCAAATCAAGATTGCGGGCAATGCTGGATATGGCTTCTGCCAAGTCGCGGGAACTACCGCGCGCTTGGTCAGCGTCTCCTATGTATTTCTTGAAAGCATTACTGAGTTGAGTCCCAGCCCCGCTGAGAGTTAAAGGAATCTTGCCGAATTCCTGCTCAATAACGCCTGACTGGTTCTTAATGGCTTGCAGTAGCTTCTCGACACTGAGAACGCCGGTTTCTGACCATTTGTAAAGTTCTGCCTTGCTGATACCGAATTCATCGGTCAATGCCTTCATGAGTCGCGGGGCATTTTCCATGGTTGCGCGAAACTCGTCCCCATCAAGCTTTCCTTTTGCGAAGGCTTGGCTTAGCTGCATTAAGGCGGATGTTGTTTCAATAGTCGAGGCGCCGGATATGCGCATCGCCTTACCCACGGTATCGACGGTTTGCAGCACATCCTTTTGTGATGCGCCCAAATCGCGCATGGATACCGCCAGCTTATAGTAGAGATTTGTGGTTTCCTCGATAGGAGTACGATTGGCCTGAGCTATCTTGAATAGCCCCTCTTGCGCCCGCGTCAGTTCGTCCGTGTTGCCAGATACCAGTTTCAAGCGAGACGCCATGTCGGTATAGGCATCGGCCATCTTGACGATATTGGCAATCGTGCGGACACCGAGATAGATGCCAATGGATGCCGCCGCCGTGCGGATATGCGGGAGCCATCCACGGAAACTCAGACCGACTTTCTCAGAGCTTTTGGCCATGTCGTCGTTGTTCTTCGACACTTTCTTGGCCGTCTTGTCGTGTTCGACGCCCATGATGCGAGCGCCGATTGCGGATTGAGCGAAGCTGTCTTTGAGCTTGTCAAACCATGATTGGTTTTTCTTGGCAACATCAGCAAACGCCGTGCCGGTCATACCTAGCGCCGCGCCGATGCCTTTGAAGTTGGCAGATGTTTGACTGATAGTGCGGTCGAGTTCTTTTGCCGCTGCACTGGTAGCGGCAAAGCCAGCGCCGAGATAGCCTAGTGCCCTGTTTGCGTCTGCCGCTGCTTTACGCGACTCATTTAGCCTGCCAACGATGCCGGATGTGTTGAAATCTGCCATTGCCTTTTGCGCTTCCGCAATGCCAGTAACCTTTGGTAATGGTATGGACTTTTGGAAGTGCTTAGACATATCGGCTGATGACTTTGAAAGCGCATCAAACTGCGCTCTAGCCGCTCTAGCCGCTGCCGCTGAATCAGCAAACCCTTTACTAAGCGTAGCAAGTGATTGTGTGGCATTGCCGGTTTTGCCTGTTACCTCAAACCCTAAATTGGCGGTTGCCATATCAGCTACTTCCTCTTATTCAGAACCGGCAGGGCGGCATACTCCATGGTCTGTACGCCTGCGAAGATGTCACGGGCTTTCTTTCCTCTATACCCCATTCCCCAGATAACGATTTTTACACCAGGATAATCAAGCCCATCAACAATCAGCTCGCCTGACATTCCGGCATATTGTTTTTTCCATTGGGTTGAACAGTTGAGGAATACCATCAGCGTGTCCCAGTTTTCCGCCTCTACTTCAAAATGGGTTTCGGTCTGCCGTTGCCGTTCCTGAATCGACGCGAGTACATCAGGCGGGGCATTGAAGGCTTCCAGGGCTTCCTGCAAACCTTCGTCGCCGCCGCTGTCGTCCTGATTTGGCGAAGCCCAATACTTCGCCGCGTCGATTAGTTTCCCTTCTTGAGTTCCCCGCTGTAGGCATTGCGGTAAGCGTCATTAACGGCTTGCGGCAGATTCGGCAGGAACAGCACCAAGCGCAGCAGGTTTTCGCGGGTGAATTCCATTGGGCCGGTTTCGTCGGACACTTCCTGCCAGTCGAGCAGGATTTCCATGAGTTCATCGGTGATGTCCTCACTGGTTTTATCCATGCGGCCCTGACGGATCATCTCAGCGGTAAATTTCCCGGATAGCGCATCCATATCGCCATCGGTTTCAGCCATGAGTTGCTGATAGATGTCGCCGCCCAGGCGCATTTCCCGTTCGCGCCGCTCGTCCAGATTCATGCGCTTGAATTTGAACTTGATGTGATTCTCAACGGTTTTACCGGCATCAGTGATTTGGCCGACCTTGACGGTAAACCAGAAGTGATCGGATTCAGCGAGTTTAAATGCCATGATGATTACCTATCTGTCTGTTGAATGAAATAGTCCTGGCCTTCATCACCCACGGGCCAGGGCGTGGTAGACAGCCCCGTGAAACAGGGTCGTGATTCGACTGCCTGTCCGGGCGTTTAGCTGTAGGTCAGTTTCAGTTCGTCATTACCGGCAGAGGTCGGCTCGAATACCAGCGGCAAGCTGCACATCAGCACACCGTCCGAGTCGGAATAACTCGGCTGGCCAAAGCTGACAGCAGGCGCGTCAATGGTGATTTTCTTGCCGTCGCCAACACCGTGGATGATTTGCAATGCGGCAGTGGTATGCAGTCGAGCGTTTTCCACCCAGGCATAGGTAGCAACATCGGTCATCTGGAATACGATAGTGCCGGCTGGTTTTCTGTCTGTAATCAGACATACCGGGTCGCATCCCGGCAAATCGCGGAATACCGTCTGGTTGGCCAGATCAATCGAAATCGACTCCATACAAATGGCTTCGCCGTGCAGCGTTACCGTTGCGGTATTGAGCGAGTTCGGGCCAAGCGGAGTTTGCCAGCCCGTGAAATCCGGGGTCGGCGGGGTTTCATCGGACGGGGCCGAGTAACTACCCATCAGGTTGCAGTTCAGCGTCGGCAGTGAACCGCGAGCGAGGTTGATGCTGATATTTCCGCGAGAACCAGCGCCCTCTTGGTAAATACCATCCATCCAGACGCCCATCGTGGCGCTGTCCATGCCGTCTGATACCAGGGTATATTCGACCTTGGTACCAGCGGATACGGTTTCTTCAAAACCAGCGGCCAGCAGCGCCGCCGCATACTGCGGGGCCGTGCCTTTGGTGCCAGATGGTGCAAACTCGATTTCAAAGGCCAGCTCGATGTGTTGGTCAAGCTGTATCGAGCCGTAATTACCGAAGGTTTCCCTAACGAACTCGCGGTTCACACTCGAACCGGCAAGCGGGGTCAGTGTCGCGTTCCGAATTAGAAAACAATCGGCCCCTGCAAGGGTTTCTGGGGTGCCTTCAACTACCTCAGTGGCCAAAGCCAAGAGGGTTTTGCGCATAAACTTTGCCATAGCGGACTCCGGGGTTTTAAGCCGGGGTCGCTATGTCCTGAGTGCCGGTATCGGGTTATCAGGACGGGTGCCCGTCGAGTGGTTCAAATCATGGGGCCGTTGCCCCGTCAATCAGGTTTTTTGAGCTTGTGGCTCACTGGGTTCAGGCTTGGCTACCGGCTCGGCAGCGGTTTCCTGTTTCGCCTTCTTCGCCTCATTCTTGGCGACACACGGCGGGATATAGTTCGTGCCGGAAATCTTGGTCTTTATTCCAGTTTCGGGGTCAATGACATAACGTGGCATTACGGTCCCTCGGGTACAGGTTCAGGTTCAACAGGCTTATTCAACATATCGACGTAATAGGCATAGCTGTATTCGTCGCGCCACACAGCCCATCCCGGATCAACAAAGTCGAGACGACCGCCACGGTAGGCCATGGGGTCGCCCGGCTCACCGTCCGGGTATAGATCAATCAGCGCCCATCGCACGGTTTCACGAATCGTCGCCATATCCGCGAAGGTGGTCGCGCCAATCGCCAGCCCCACGCGGCATTCAATCCGCTGGATACTTGGCGTATTGATGCGCTCACTCGGCGGGGCCGATTCCATCGCGTCCGTGATCCAGACAAACGGGCCATTGGCGATACCCTCAATCTGTGCCGGCTGGCCGATCTTGACGTTGCCCGTCAAGCCTTCCAGTTCATCCAGCGCAGATACGATGGCATCCAGATTCATGACCGCGCCAGCCTTGCTTTACGCAAACCAATCATGTCAGCGTCGTCAATCTCGACAATCTGGTAGCTGATAGTCCCGTGCGTTACCGTGTCATGCACTTGCACATTGGGGAAATCAGCCTCCAGATAGCTCAAATGAGCGCCGCCGATCATTTCCACGCCCCCGCCTAGCATCAGGTCATCTTCCGGCCTGACAATCGCTTGTCCGGTCGTGGTGCCGATGGTCACGGTATCCGCGAATACGGACTCAATAGCCGTATGCGCGGTGGATACCATGTCAGCGAAGGCGCTAGGCATGATTAGCTCAGGTCGATCGACAGAATGGCGGTCGGGCGGGTACAGATCATCACGGGGTTGGTCTGCATTTCCAGATACCAGCCACGATTACCGTCATCAATCGGGTAAGCATTCGCGTAGTAGGGGCTACCCATGACGCCAGCGCCGATCTGGTCAAGGGTATCTGCCGGGGCAAACGCTTGAATGAACAGTTCGGGAATACCAAGCGGAACTATCTTGGCCTGACCGCTGGTGATAACGGTAGAACCGACGCCGCGATACCGCTCCCAGGTTACGCCACCGTAGCTGAAGGTTTCAGTAGTGGTCTGCGAGCGCAGGCTATTAGCGGCCTGTTGGTTCAGGTAGGTTTCACGGACGGTCTTCGACTCGATCAGCGATTCCCAGAATACATCCGAACAGAAGGCATGAATACCGGAATACGGGATGCCTTTCAGCGCGGATTCCAGCGGTTGCGTGATGTTGTTGAAAATCTTCTTACGGATTTCCGTATCGGACGCACCAAACCCGATAGCCGCCGCAGCCGGAGCACTACCGAACGCATTGGTCGGTGAGTTCAGAACGCCTATGCGCAAGGTTTCCAGTGTCAGGTCAATATCACGGCGCATCTTGGCAATGGTTTCGTCACGGCGGGCCGTGATAACTTCGCGGGCCATGCTCATGCCGACAGCGCGGAAATTCAGTACCTCATCGGCTGAAACGCTACCATCGACTCGATAATGCGCCGTCTCGAAGGTATGCACCTTGCGCTTTTCGAGCGTTTGCGCCTTGCCCGGAGTACCACGCGGAGTCGCTGTCAGAACACCCGCGTCATTCAGCGGTTGCTCTTCCATGACCAGCTTGGTGCCTACCAGTCCACGGGTAGTGAAAATAGCCGGGTCATTCATCCGGCCAGGGATATAAGGAGCTTTGGCAATGGATGCCAGCAGTTCCTCGCCAGTAAAGTAATCGGTGAAAAAGTCCATGGTGATCCTCGGTGTTTAACCGGGGTCGCCATGAACCTGAGTGCCTTATACAAGGG